AAGGATCACGGTGCGCAGCCGCGTGTCATCTACCAACAGACTGACATGCACAATGCGCTTGCAGGTGTGATTTGTGTGGAGCTTAATCGCCGCATGAAAAGCATCTTCTCCAAGGGAAACCCCCTTAACACAGGCAACGTCATGCTGTACGCCTGTGGTCTCCACAACGAGGAGATTGGGGATATACTGGAGGGAGCACCGGGGGTAGTCATTGAGAATGACATGCGCAACAATGACGGGTCGCAGAGCGCACATTTTCGCCGGAGTGAGGCGATGATGTATGCGAAGTTGGGAGCCCCTGCGTGGTTTGTACGCGAGTTTGCGCGCAACACCGAAGTAAAAGTGTGGACGAGATTTGGTATCTCGTCCGCTGTCAAGGGTCAGATGTGGTCGGGGAGGAACAACACCACAACTGGCAACAGTTACGTCGGTATGGCGGTGATGTCGGCCTGTTTGGAGGAGGCCGGCATCAAGCAAAGCGTGAACATCCACGGCGGGGATGATTACCTCGGGATCGTGCCGGACGGGCAGCAGGATGGCTTCAAGGCCGCGATTGAGAAGGTCGTCCCACTGGTTGGGATGGAGCCTGAAGTCGTCATCCCCCGCACCCGGCAACACGCAACGTTTTATCGTAAACGTTACGTCAGGTCAATGGGACGGACCCGAGGTGTCCCACAGTTCGGACGCGTGCTGTCCAAGCTCAACCTTCGCGCTAACCAGAACGCGACGGTTGGGGACCGTGAGTACATGGCAGGCAAGTACTTGTCTGCCGCGTATGAGCACAGGTACGTGCCGGTGATTGGCGGCTTGCTCAGGAGTGTGAGCGAGGCGATGTCCCCCCGGCCGCATGTGGATGCGGACACCAACCGGAAGACTGGGGGAATGTCGGCAGAGAAAATCGGTGAGGTCGTTGCCAGCACTCAGCCGCTGGATGAAGAGGCGTTCGCGGGGTTTTTGGGGGAGGTCTACCAGATCACGGTTGATGAACTGGTTGACGCCTACACGCAGGTAGCCAACGGGTGCGTTGACTATCTCAACAAGTGGACTGTCGTGGGAAAACGCGGCAAGTCCTTCGTAAAACCCGGGTACGTTGCCCCCTTTTTGAGGGGCACCGTGGCTGAAAAACTGGTGCGCACCGACTTGTCGTTCTGAGCAAGTTGTGGC